GAGCCAGAAGACATGAGACCCCTTGATGGGGACTCGGACAGGGTATCTGTCAAGGAGTCGAAGCAATGTAACCAATTGCATGTGGGATGAGGCGCCTGCGAAGTCATCCAAAAGGACAATCTCGTGCTCGTCGTACCCGTCATACCAGGAAACCCCATTAGAGAGGGGGGTAACGAAAAAGTCCTCGTCATCTCCATGAGTGTCGTGAACCGTTCTTGTCTTGCCAAGCGCTGTCGAGCCAATGTGAAGGATAACTTGCATCCCTCGATCGGGGTCCCTACGAGGAGGTTTTAGTGACTTCAAAGTATCATAATATTTGGGGTAACGGGCAATAATACCATAGTGATCATCGATAAGTTCTCTCTTCCTCTTTCGATCAGTGAGAACAGCATCTTTAAAGTCCTTCAAATCACTTCGTTTCCCAGGGGAAGAAAGCTCGCCATGCTCATGGAACACAGTACCAGGCATACGAGTTTCCTCCTTCTTACAGTAGTCAGCGGCTTGTTGGGCAGATCCCTGCCTCTTCTCGACATGGATGGTGTTGCCTCCATCAATATTACCAGAGAGTAGATTCTTCAACGGGCGAAGACCGAGTTGGTGAAGAAGTTCAACATAGCCTTGGATATGTGTAGTACCATTGGCTCCAATCTCCTTCTGCCAAACCAAATACCTCATGGTCTCAGAGACAAAGGGGACAGGGATGTCTACATCAGGAGGGTTGTTCCAAGTAAAACAGACATTGCGAAATCGGGGCATTTTGGGGGAAGTGCTCAGAGGAGAAGTGCTCAGAGGTGGTGGGTAATACTATGCCACCACCCTCAGTCAGTTGAGAGGGACAGACCTTAATTTCTTTTTGTATGGGAAAGTCCATACCGGAGTCACAGTCTATAAGGACAAAAGTAATAGACCCTAAACATGTGAGTTGTGGGATGAAACCCTAAACTCTGTAAAATTGAAAAGAGGCACGAGGCCCTGAACTTCTAGGGGCCAGTAGGATGTTAAGCCTTTTTTTTTAGGGGAAACCCTGAACTACCCTGAAACCCCCCAACCCCCCAAGGGGGGATATGTGTCAACCTTCGCTTCGCTTCGGGGACACTTTGTGGAGAAGAAGAGGTTTAGGGCTTGAATCCCCTGACCAGGGGAACGCCTTCATTTATGAGTTTATGTACTTATTATGGGTTTTTCGGTTAAATTTAGTTGAATTAAAAAGCCAGTGGCACTTTTTTTTTAGGCTGTTGTTTTGTTGTTTTCTTTTTTTCTCATGGCAGGTTCTGCAAAAGATCAAGAAGTAGCCAAGTTGGCTGAAGCTCTCCAAGGGAAAGCTTACAATATCAAATCTTTCAAAAAAGAGGAAAGGAAACAAGTCTGGAACATTGTTGCTAGAGCAACATTTGAACAACTGAGAAAGGCTGCCCCTTCCCCTGGAGATTTGTGGAAACTAAAGAAGAGACAGATCAAGAACCACTACAACTATCAAAGAAGAGAAAAGAGAAAGGAAGCAAAGTTGAATTATGTACTTCGGTCGAAAACGCAAGCGAAGCCAATGGCTTGGGTCCGCGCTAGGAGCGGCAGGTGGTATCGCAGGAGGCGCTATTAGTGGTTCTCCCTTTGGGAGTGAAGTGGGGAGTAGGTTGGGACAATATGCTGGAGATTTAATTAAAACCTTTACTGGCTTTGGTGCCTACAACATTGAAAAGAATTCTCTTTATGAAGGAGCTCAAACTCCTTTTGTGACTAATGCAAACCTTGAAAATGCTATGGTTATTGCCCATAGAGAGTATCTTGGAAATGTAGTAACCTCCAGTAACATTGGTGAATTTACCACTGATGAATATACCATTAATCCCTGTGACACAAAGACCTTTCCATGGTTAAGTCAAATTGCTAATCAATTTGAAGAGTGGTTGCCCATGGGGATTGTGTTTTTTTTTAAGTCAACATCTGGGGATGCTTTGACTAATACCAATACAGCATTGGGAAATGTGATGATGGCTAGTCAGTACAATGTCTACCAGCCTGACTTTACTGAAAAGATTGAGATGGAGAATCATGCCTACAATATGAGTTGTAAACCTTCCTCAAATATGTTGCATCCTATTGAATGTGCACCCTCTCATAATCAGGTGTCCATCCATTATACCAGGCCTGGGGGTCTCCCTATTCCACTTGGTGCAGATCAGAGGTTGTATGATTTATGTACAACCACCATTGCAACTGAGGGAATGCAAGCAGCTGATGTGCTTGTTGGAGAGTTACATATTGCTTATCAGATTGGATTCTTCAAACCAAGGTTGTGGATTTACAGAGATCCTGGAGCTGCTGTAGAGCTGTTATTTGAATTTCCTAATGGTGAAAACTCTGCAACTGATGGGTTGTTTGACACAACTGATTTAGAGTTTAGGGGTAATGTACCTAAACCTACAACTATTTCAAGGAAAAATGAGCAAGTGGGAGGAAGATCAGCAGATAGATTCAGAATTGATTTGAAGAAATTGTATGATAAAGGGGATGAAATTGTTTGCACAATTGTGAACAGATGTGAAAAACTCCCATGGGGAGGAACTAGTGGGAGAGTGTATATGAATATTGTAAGTGTTATAGGGGTGGAGATTGTACAACAAGACCCTATCCCTGCAGCCTTTGGGCCTGAGGCTGTAGATTCTGATATTCAGACAGGGGGAGCTCAAGCTATTTATAAGATTCTTACACCTGAAGCTTGTCAAATTGAGGTGGATTGTTATAATGCACAGAACATCACTGAGGTGTCCCCAATGATATTGACCATCCAGAAAGTTTAAGAATAAAGTCTTTTTATTAATCAAAAAATTCATTAACATAAATCAAACAGTTAGAGGGAGCAATTTCAGACCAGAACTCCTTCATATCCCTCTCGGTATAACCAGGGTCATTCTCATGGAGTTTGGGGTGAAACTCTTTTACCATGGTGAACCTTCTAGCGAGGGCAGCGAATTGTTTTTCCCTCCCCTCCCATTTGTACCACGCCGACGGGCAAATGTTCGTAGTGACATAGATTGTGTAAGGGAGCCAGAAGACATGAGACCCCTTGATGGGGACTCGGACAGGGTATCTGTCAAGGAGTCGAAGCAATGTAACCAATTGCATGTGGGATGAGGCGCCTGCGAAGTCATCCAAAAGGACAATC